CGTCGGTGTTCACAGTGTTGCGTGCACCACGAACAGCATCAGGAATAACACTGATGGTTTGCTCGCTTGCTTCGACGGTAATGGTATGCTGAGAAACCCCTTCGTTACGGAAGATACCTAGCTCGTTGATTAGACCCCAAGTATTGGGGATCAGGTTGAGTTCTTCGGTAAGGTCAGTAACCTCAAAAGGTTTATCGAAACTACGTACAATAGCCATAATTATTTCCTTTTCTTATCTGTAACTACCAATGATTAGATGCTGTCGTAGACTTGGATGTCTTTGGATTCCAGAGTAGCGTAAACAGCGTTCTTCTTGGTATCGTTGTTGTAGGTTGCGTCTAGGATCAGAGCGCCCTTAGCAACAACAGCAGGGCCGCGAAGCAGGACAAGAACCTTCTTGTCAGTGTTTGCTTGAACGGTTACGTCCTCAAGAAGAATCGCGGCAGCGACTTGTGAACCGTCAGTAGCGGTGTCAACAGCAACCTTATACTTGCCGGTTGCAATAACCCTACCAAGAACTGTACCGACTTTCAGATTACCGGCTGCACCGTTGAAAGTAACGACAGCACGGGTAAACCCCATTTCAGGCCACAGTTCAGCTTTTACGAGGTTGCTAAAACGCTTGTTTTCAGTAAACAGAAGACTCATCTTTTACTCCTTAGAAATTATTGTTTCTTGTTTAGGCGTGCTTTTAGAACTTTAGCCACAGCAGATTCAGCGGGAACAGTCTCTTGTTCTAGCTGAACACCCTTCTCTTCAAAGAGTGCGCTCTTTTCTACAGCAGCAACGATCTCACCTAGTGCTTTGAGGACAGCCTTGTAATCCTCTTCAGTCTCGACGAGACCTAGCGCCTTGAACAGAACTTCTGCTTTGCTCTCGTCTTTCACGATACTAACTAGCTCAGCCTTACGAGACTTAGCAATAGCTTCTTTCTTTTCTTGTTCGTATTGTGCGATAATCGCCTGAGCTTTCTCTAGAGCAGCTTTTTGTTCTTCAAAAGCCTTTTGTAGAATGTCTAGTTCAGCCTTGGCAACCACTTCTACGTCATTTTTTTGCATAGTCGGTTCCTTTTCCTTTTTGACTTCAATACACGAGCCGTCCGGCTCAACGGATTTCTCAACGCTATCGTTTTCTTCTGTTGAGATAGACCGGCTCTTTGCAGAGTCAGTCGTATTCTTTTCAAATTGCTTGATAGCCTTTTCTAGCATTTGCTGGTCTTTCAGCAACTGCAAGTATTCTTCTTCGTCTAGATGCGAAATAACGTCTGCGATACTATCAGCTTCCTCGAAACTCTTGATGATCTCAAAGGACTTTACCTTTTCCTTCAGGTAATCCTCGTAAGACATTTCTGGAGATTCTACACTTTCGTATCCTAGAATCTTGGCAAGTAGTTCAGCATCTTCGCGATACATACTGAAGAATCGTTGCAGAAACTCAGGCAGTTCCATCGTAACACGGATTTGCTGCACTTTTTCAACAAACTCGTCGCTAAACTTGGTAGCTTTTAGGACAAGAGCGTAGTCGTGACCGTTGGCTGGACCTTTCTGCGTCTTGCTAACAAGGGCAATATGTGCGCCTTCATGTTCAAAGCTAATGTCAGACAGTTTTCGTTTAGCTTTAGTCGGTTTTTTTACTTGAGTCATTATCTGTTCCTTTCAGTTTCCAACCACAAGATGATTTTCTCGGTTGACATCCTCCCCCGACTGAAGTCGGGGGCTTCCGCGCTGGTAATGCGGTGAACATATACGTAGTACTGGTTATTCGTCATCTAAATACTCTACCTTGGCCATCGCTCCAATACTCACACCGTTTACTTCGCCGGATTTAATCAACTGCCAAAGTTTGTCATCTAGCACTTGTAATGTGCAAAGCCAAGTTCCCTTCTTTACGAACTTGTCGCCGAGAATAAAGTCTGTTGGAGCAATATAGGATTCAACAATCTCGAAAGTATCGGTCTGGACAAGATGGAACAGGTTGGCTTTCATGCAGAACTTATTGAAGTTGTGACAGGCTTTTCTGACCTCATCCTCTGTGGTCACATCACCGTGCAAATCAACTTCTTCTGGAACCATGACAATAAAGGTAGCCTGCTTCAGTTCTTCGTTGACGGACTTGGTAATCTGCAAATCTTCTTTTACAATTTTATCTTCTTCAGAAAGCTCTTGTTCTGTAATATCTCTCTTGAATGACTTTAGGATACCTTCTTCTTTGAGGATTTTTCTAGCCCATGCTCTACCTGCTGTTCCTCCCTGCAGAAGCCAAGCAATCGTCCCAGCAGTAGGACCACCGTCAGCTTCCTTCTTAATCGGCAGATAATTTTCCTCATGTCGGTTGAAGAAGTTATACATCTTCTTCACCGAATCAATCGAGAGGTTTCCGTTGATAATATCTCTTGCACGAGCTACACCAGACCCGATTCCTTGTTCGCCAGCTTCCGCTGTATCCAATCCTCCCCTATTGTATTTTTCCCGTAAAGCCAGACCTCTTTTTGCATTATTTATCATAGCCTGTGTAGGCGCATAGCTCTTTGATTTACTTAGATTTTCCATGAATTATCGCCTTCAAAATACCACTACTAATAGTATAACACATTTTTGTATAAAAATCAAGTTATTTCTTATGCGGACAGTGCGATTGCTGTCTTGATATTACGCAGTATCCTATCTGGCTTCTCATCTTGTACAGGTGTCAATCCGCCAGAACCAGAGGTACCTACCGTTTGAACAAGGTTAGACACCGTAGAAATAACACCACCGCTCGGATTTACAACAAAAGGCAGAATCCCGTCATCGTGATATAGAGCACCTTCTACTTGAACAAAATGGTTTATTTCAACCTGCCAAGCATTCATAAAAATTCACGCGACGGCCCCATGTCTTTATACAGGGGGCCGCGTCATCCAAGAGTTGAATCTGCGTTAGCTACTTCTGCAAAGATTTCTCTTGCCTTCCTGCTCCTGTTTTTGCATCGCAGGGGTGGTTTTACCCGCAGTCCACGGCATTTTCTAGCTCCTTATGCTGCATTCTCTGCGTTCAGAGAACTTGTATCGGTTCCTGCTACAAAATCGCTTGTCCCGTTGCCGCTACCTTTAGCCATGCCATCGCTTGCTCGGGAGGTATTGCCTGTCAGGATGTTTTCATCTACAGGTTCATCCTCTGGCTTCACATCAGTACCCATAGCATCGCGGATAACGTTGAGCGTAGCACGATCCTTCTCAACCAAGCCAACAGAAGCCACTCGTTGGATAAACTTAGACAAGGTTTCAAGGTCGGTCTGGTTGACACCATCGTAATCCAACTTACAAGCTCTAGCAGGATCAAAGCCGTTTAGCTCGTAGAGTTGACGAATAACTTGACGGTTGAAACTCTCTACGATGTTGTCAAGGATGGTTTCTACAGCAGCACCAGTTAGGCTATTTTTTACTTGCCCTAGAGCAAAGGAACCAACACCATTATTGCCTAGCACCAGAATATCAGCAAACAGACCCGTGTAGATCAAGTTCAGGTAGTATTGCTTGACTTCGTTAGTATCGAAGTTTTTCTTACCTTCTGTGCTTAGCAATTCGATTTCAAATAGCTTTTGACGGGTTTCAGGATCAACGTTAGAAGGAAGAATCAAACCAGATTGGCTGTTGTTCTGGATATTGCGAATGATATTCTTGTAGGATTCATAGATCAGCTTCTGCTCTGGAGAAGCATCAGGAGACATGTATTGTGCAGGGATATACAGCACAGGCAAACCTTGCAAATCCTTGGCGATACCGCTGGCTTCGATTTCTTCGATAATTGTCAGATAACGCCAAGCCATATACACATCCCGAAGCGGGGATTTACCATAAGGATCATTGCGGTTATTCCCTACGGTAATCAGCATGAACTTTTCTCTCGGGATGAAAATATCTGTTTGCAGCTTACCAGAGGTATATCTTCCGTAAATATCTTTCAGGCTTGTCAGAGATTGCTTGACCCCAATAACCTCGTTGCCTTCTTCATCGAATACAAACTTCTCGATGGTTTCCTGATTACGAAGAGCCAGCTTCTTCAGCCCAATCTTTCCGTCATCATACAAGCTACCTTTTGATTTTAGCCGACGACGAAATACTTTCTCGTGCACAGAAAAACCATAGATATTTGCACTTAGAGCATCGTTGATAAAATCCTTGAAGCTGTGCTCCATATCATCCAAGCATTCTCGCACAAACTTCGTCTGCTCTAACTCTTCTTCTGTTGCCTTTTCTGGAGGGACAATACGCCAAGTTGCCTTGCTGATTAGGTTGCGATACAAAGCAAAAGGAGCAGAGATAGCAGGATGATATGACATCATCTTGTAGGTCTTGATGCTGTTTGGAAAGCGCAATTCCTTGCGCATTTCATCCATCGTAACACCATCAAACCGAAGAAGGCCACTATAACCTATCTCAGACAACCGAATACGAGAATCTGCTTTTTCTACAGATTCCTCTACTCTTTTCCGATTCGTTCTACTCATGAAAAATCCTTTCTTGGATTTATTTATTTTTTAGGTAAATGTTCTTTCTAAAGTCAGACCAGAGCTAGGTAGATCGAGCGCAGCATCAAAGGTCAACAAAGAACTCGTTGACAAGTCTGTCGGAGCTACGATGCTAGGCAAAGCCATTTCCCTGTTCAAAATCATCATACAATCAGACACAGCATCTACTTGGTCGTCCTTCTGTTTACCAGAACCATCAAACCTTTCGAGTTCGTCAAAGAAATCCTTGTTCCAATCTGCTTTTACGACGTTGACGAACCCCGCTTGGGTAATACTTGCAAAGGGAGCAAAGCGTGTTATCTTCGATTTTACAGGTCTTTGTAGCCTGCAAGTAAAGCCCATCTCACCCAACCTTCTTTGCAGGTCTTTCGCATAGGCTGCTGCCGCTGCGTTAGGGTCTTGCGGGATACTGATGATAACATCCTGACCATCCCGAATCGCTGTATTGAAGATCAGTTGTTCGACCTCGTGCACTCTGTCTCGAATACTCACTACATCTTCTACGGTATATACGTTACTCTTATCCTTGCTGATTAGGACACCTCTTGTCCAGTCGGGATCAGGATACACTTCAGAGGGTTTACTAAAAGCCAAGTCCCAAGCTCTTACTCTGCGAGTTGCACGACCATTAGGGTGATCTACCAACGTAACCCATTCTCTCTTCCATAAACCAGAAGCCTCCGGTCTAGCAAACCAACTCCCCAGCAAGAGTCTCTCCATTTCAACCCTAGGGAGAGACATTAGTCTAGAAAGATAGTCTGGTTGTGCCTTCAGCAAAGGAGGGTTATCTCGGCAGGTAAAGGGAATAAAGGTAAAAGAAGAAATCCCAGAAGAAGGACCTTTACCATGAATACTCTCTGCTTCCTCCAGAGAGTTATACCAAACCATGCTATTGCCTTGACGCACAAAATAGCGTTTTACACCGGACTTTTCTTCTAGAGGTATCCCGGTCATTGGATCGAGGTAAAAGTCCTGAATCCAAGTTCGTAAAAACGAATTGTAGTCGGGGTTGGTCATCAAGAACATCTGCGGCTTATAGTCCACGTAAGCATTTCGCATACGCGAGAGCAGATACACAATCATATCTTCGGTAAAGTCCGTTGCCTCATCGAAGATAACAAGACTGTATTGACCACCCTTATGGTCATACATATTCGATGCGTGCTGCATGTGCGAAAACTTCAGCAATGCCCCGTTTGGAAACACAATCTCGTTTTCGCGGTTTCTGATCTTCAACCCGGTCTTATAAATGCTGCTATACATCGAAACAGCTTCGTGCCAGATACTACCGGGTGAGGTAATCATCTTTGATGTTCTACGAAAAATAACACCCGTGGCTTTCGGGTGTTGCATAAACTTCAGAGCGATCAACAAGGCAGTATAGGTTTTACCACCGCCAGCACTACCACCACCAAGAGTAATCGTTGCATCGCTATTCAGGAACATCTCTTGCTTTTTGCTTGCTGGCCCTAGCAAAATCTTCCCGTCTTTCTCAATCATGTAAGCTCCAAACGCTTTTAGTATTAGGAATATCGTCTAGTCTGCATCCTCTACATC